CCGGAGCCATCAAGGATGTGGTTGATCAGTATGTTGATGAGGCCAATGCAATCTATGATGAGCATTTCGCTCCGATGTTTGACACGATAGCAAGCGGATTATCCGATACAGCCGGAAAATTCCTTGAATTTTGGAACTCAAGCGTTAAGCCGGTGCTTGATGAGATGGGCGCAAAGTTTAAAACCATCATGGATGAGCACGTAAGCCCGATGCTGAGTAAATTCCTTGAATTTTGCGGAACAGTAGGAGATGCGCTCACAGCCCTTTGGCAGGGAGTGATCAAGCCTTGCATCGATTGGATCATTGCAAACGTATTGCCGGTGCTCCTGCCTATCTTAAAGAGCATTTGGGATACAGTATCATCCATATTTGGATTTATCTGTGACCTGATCGGCAGCCTCATTGAGGTGATTTCCGGCATCATCAATTTCATTGTGGGAGTATTCACAGGAGATTGGGATAGAGCATGGAAAGGCATCCAGCAGATTTTTGAGGGCATTTTCAATGCCATAGCAGCATTTGTATCTGTAATATGGCAAACCATTGCCGGAACCATTGGAGTGGCCCTGAATACGATTTATGCGTTATTCTCCACAATATTCAATGGCATCAAATCCGTGGTGGTAACCATATTCAATGCAATAAAGACAGCCATTACAACAGTGATCACCGGAGTAAAGAATAATATCTCCACCATCCTGAGCACGATTAAAACGATTTGGAGTAATTCATGGACTTCCATGAAAAACACTGTGGTAACCATATTCAATTCAATGTGGAGCACCATAAAGAGTGTTATCAATTCGATCATCGGTGGCATCGAGGGCATGGCCAATGCTGTTGTAAACGGCATGAACAAGGTAATTGATGCAATCAACGGCCTGAGCTTTGATATCCCTGATTGGGTACCGGGCCTGGGCGGTGAAACATTCGGATTCAACATCCCGAAACTCTCAACAGTATCCCTGCCAAGATTGGCAACAGGTGGTATTGTCGATGGAGCCACACCTCTCATTGCAGGTGAGGCAGGAAAAGAGGCCATTGTACCTCTTGAGAAGAATACAGGCTGGATTGATGGCATTGCCACAAGATTGGCCGAGATTCTCTCTGTGAACATCATGGGAGCTCTTGAGGGCATGAACACATCCGGAGAGGATTACCAGGTAATCACACACGTTGATCTTGACGGAAAGACCTTGGTAACACAGATCGACAAGTACAAGAAACGTACCGGATACAATATGAAACCGGTACCTGCAACATAAGGAGGGATACACCATGGCCAAAATATCAAATGTATTGGTGGTTGAGGGAATATCCCTCCCTGAACCATCAGAAATGACACAATCGGATTATGATATCTCCGATTCAGAAAGAAATGCAAAGGGCATCATGGTGGCGCAGATCATCAGGGAGGATGTTCACAAGCTGGAATGCAAGTGGAACATCCTAAGGCCTGATGAGTATATGCTCATCAGAAATGCAATCAGGAAAAAGTTTGATTTGAATGTATCGTATTTCATTGCCGACACTGGCAGCAGGGGTTCCCTTTCCATGTATGCAGGTGACAGAAAAACACCTGTATACACATATGAGAACGGAGCTCCGGTATACAAGAACTTTTCTCTGAACTTTGTTGAGATGTAGGAGGGCCTATGCAGTATGTAAGCACAGAATACAGAGAGCAGATGCAGAAAAAGGCCCGGAATAAGTCTTACATGAGGCTGAGCATGGGCCTTATAAACCAAACAGCACAGAGAGGGGCAGAGATTGAGGATGGAGATTTCACTCCATACTCAGATCTCAAGGCCCCTTTAAGTGATGATAAGGTAACAAAGATTTATGCATCTTATGAGGAAAATTGGAACTCACTGGATGGCAGTGTTTACTTTTTGCCGAGATCCGGAAAGTATTTCCAGCAGGCAGCGGTTACAAATGAGCTTGCAAGCGAACACCCATCCATAACAATCAGATTCAACACAGAGGATTCCGTAAGCCTTAAGGGAATCACCTTGAGATTCGGTAAATCATGGCCAACAAGGCTCATGATCGAAACCGAGCAGGGCCAGGTAGAATATGAAAACAGCTCCCGGGAATTTGTCACAGAGGATACATTCGACAATATCACCTATATGACATTCACAGCTCTTGAAATGAGCAGGGGAGAAACAAGGTTCCGCCTGGAGCAGATCACTTGCGGCATCGGCCTTGAATTTGATGATAACAAGATAATAAGCGCAAAGCTGGCCAGCACAATATCTCCTATTGCGGAGAATCTGCCAACCATTGATTTTTCAGTAACCATTGAGAACATGGATAAGTATTACAACGTAGATAACGAGGATTCGGCTATCAATTACGTTGAAACAGGGCAGGAGCTCAAAGTGTACTGGGGATATGGCCTGGATGATGGCAGCATCGAATGGTTCAAGGGAGCCACACTGTACATGCAGGAATGGAGCGCAGATGATACCACAGCCAAGTTTTCAGCTGTTGATAAGTTTGAATACATGGATGATGAGTACAAGAGAGGAGAATACAAGCCTGAGGGCATTTCTCTCTATGCATTGGCCGAGGATGTGTTTGAGGATGCAGGAATCCCTGCTGATGAGTATTGGATAGATCCATATCTTGAGAATATCATCGTAAACAATCCGCTGCCGGCTGTATCTCATAAGCAGTGCCTCCAGCTGATAGCAAACGCAGGCAGATCTGTTTTGATGCAGAATGCAGATGGAATACTGATGATCAAATCATCATTCATTCCGAACATCACAGCAAGCGCAAATGCAGAAACGGAATACAGTGATGCAACCGGGCTTTTGGAAAACGAGAGCAGGCATGAATATGCATCATATGAAACCGAATTTGCAAGGGTAAACAGGCAGCAGTATTTCTTGCCAAGGCAGCAGGCGGATTATGTCAAGTGTGGATTTATAAGTGCAGCTCTTGCCGGAGAGGATGGAACATTCACGGAAAATCCGATGATAACCCTCCTCATGGAATCGGCTTACACATTCCACAACATCACTCTACATTTCGGATGTGCGCTCCCCAAGGCATTCACCCTGAGAACGTACCGGAATGGAGAGAGGATTGCCACATACAAGAGCAAGAGCATCTCACAGGTTACCATTGTAAAATACGACTTCATTGATATCGATAAGATTGAGATCGAATTTACCAAAGCAAAGCCGCTCAACAGGATCCATTTGATGAAAGTGGAATTTGGAGAGGCAACAGATTACACCATCACCTATGAGGATCTATTTTCACCTCCAACCGGAAAGAGATTGGAAAAGGTGAAAGAGATGAGGGTAACAAGAACAATCTATGCTCCGGGAACAGAGAGAAAGGATCTCACCCAGGAGGAGATTGATACTCCGCTGGTACCCACAGAGTATGAGTTTTCATTCTCAAATGCGGTGCATGATTTATCTGTTGTGTGCCTGATTGATACAGAGGAGATTGATGTAGGAGCCGAGGTTGTTGAGCAGAAAACATATTGGTGCAAGGTAAGGATAAATAATCCGCCACAGGTACCGATAAAGGTGAATCTCACCATCAGAGGCTATGAGTTTGGTATTTCAACAGCTGTTGAGGCAATCACATTAAACAACAAGGGCAAGATTCAATCCTGGGATAATCCTTTAATCAGCTCGGTGCAGGATGCACAGAACCTGGTTACATGGGTAGGCGAATACTATGCAGCAGGCAATGAGTATGATCTGAGTTTCAGAGGAGATCCTGCACTTGAGGCAAATGATCTCACATACCTTGAGAGCCAATATGTTGAAAGCCTGATGATAAGGCTGGAGGAAATTGAAACCAATTACAATGGTTCGATCTCCGGAAAGATTACAGCAAGGAGGAAATTGTGATGTGGCAAACACCTAAAACAGATTGGGAGTGGAGAGGTGAAACAGAGGGAGATTTCTTTGAACACACCGATTACAACCGAATCAAAGGAAACATTGAATACCTCCGGGAATTAGCTGTGCAGATATACATGCCTTTCACCATTGAGAACATGGGAGAGGATAAGAACCGGAGTGATTATCCATATGCTGATGAGATCAATAAGCTGGCCGATAATTTGGAGATTATCGTTGCACACTCTTATCCGGTGAGCATCGGCACCAAAACAGTATATGAGGATAATGGAAAGTTTATTGGGTATGCAGATCTGAACAGAATTGAGAGCGCATGCCTCAATATATTTAATAACCTGAACCGAATCAAAGCAGGTAAATACAGGCTTGGATTTAGGATGGGAGCAAGGAGGGT